CCGCAGCCCCTTCCCCTTGCATTTCACTGATATTTTTAAGAAAAACAACAATTTAACATGGGGTCAACTGTGCAGCAGACGATGGTCCCGGATAACTGGAACTTCAATGGTAGATATCCGTGCCTGTACCATGGCGGTAACTATAACCAGAACCAGAATCACGGTCCGTTCTACATCAACTACAACAACGCGTCGAACACGAACGACAACATCGGCTGTCGCATCCTTGCTGAGCCACAGGCTAACCCTCCATTTGGTAGTAAGGGTTCCTCACCCTTTCTATATCGCACGGTTGACCGCACAGCACTTGCTGAAGAAAAGCCGACAGGACACAGCTTAGTACACTTCGGGCCAGGTCTCGCCTTGGAACACCCCGCGGCGCTGGAACGGTTGTGAGGCTACAAGGAGGAAAAACATCCCTGATGAAACGAGTTCGAGTTTACAAAGAGATCATATCGGACGAAAACCTTCGTCTGGCAATTCAGGAAGTGAACGCCGGCCATCGGCGAAACGGCAATCACAGCCTGAACAAAAAGGTCATTGAGATCGAAAATAATATGGATGAATATGTGGAGAAGCTCCGAGCATTCATCCAAGGTCTGGTCGACGGAGACGAGCACATGCACCCTCCCCTCAAGCGACGGCGCTGGGATCGCAACGCGGACAGCGGTAAAGGCAAATGGAGAGACATCAACGAGCCGCTTCTGTGGCCGGACCAATATGTTCACCACGCTGTTGTGCAGCCGATGATCCCGCACATTATGCGGAGCATGGACCGGTACTGCATCGCAAGCGTCCCCGGCCGAGGGAACTCCTACGGCGTCAAGGCATTGAAGAAGTGGATGAAGAACGATGTGGAGGGCACGAAGTATTGCTGCGAGTGCGACATCTACCACTGCTTTGAGGAGCTTGATCCGCCGTATGTCATCGAAGCCTTGAAGCGGGTGTTCAAGGACACCGAAACGCTCTGGCTGTGCGACGCCATTATGGAATACGGAGTTCTCATCGGCGCATTCTTCTCCGCATGGTTTCTCCATTTGACACTCCAGCCCTTAGATCTGATGATCCATCAAAAGCAGTATGGCGTATCACACTATCTGCGGCAGATGGACAACTTCACGATCTTCGGTTCCAACAAGCGAAAGCTGAGGAGGCTGCTGGAGGATATCAAGAAGTGGCTTGCCGAGATCGGAATGAAGATCAAAGGTAACTGGCAGATATTCCGCGTCGGGTTTACGCCCAAGGTCGAAAGAGCGCATCAGGCTTTACCGAAGAAAAAGCAGCGGCACCGCCGTCCGCGCTTACCATCAGCTCTGGGATACCGATTCGGACACGGTTACACGATCTTGCGAAAGCACAATCTATTCCGGCTCAAGCAATCGCTTCATCTTTACTACTACCGGCGAGACAGGAACCGAGTCATCTCGTTTAAGAGGGCTTCAGGGCTGATCTCACGGCTCGGACAGCTTCGCAAATGCAATCATCAGCAGGTTTTGGACAGGCATTACCAGCCCAAGACGATGTTTGCACTGAAGAAAGTCGTCCGAAAGGAGTGCAGAAGACTTCAGGCATTATATCCGCCATACCAGGCGGCATAAAAAGGAGTGATTTTCATGAAAGTACAGGGAATGGTCAACCCCGGCAGCTTTACTGTGGAAGAGATCCCCGGTACAAAACGAAGTCTTGTCCGTCTCTACCAGAATGTGGAGGCGTGCAAGATCGCTAAGGATGCCGAGGACAAGGAAGGCCTTGACGGGTTCCAGTATGACGAATACTGCGTTGAGGTCGAGAGTTGGCCCGGACTTGCTGCCAGCGTGCGGGAGAACTACGACACCTACCTTGCAAAGGGTAAGGACAATGAGGTCGACCGCAGTAACGATGCGTTGTTCCTCGCTCAGAAAAACACAGACTCCATCGTCCAGGATACGGACGCGATGAGCGTGGATCACGAATACCGACTGACCCTGCTTGAGCTGGGTCTCTCGGAATAATTGAGAAAGGAGGAAAACGACTATGCTGTATCGCACTCTGAAGCGCATGATCGAGCGCGGCCAGACCAACGGCCTTGAGGAAAAGATCGACATTTTCTTCGCAGCCGGCAAGCTGACCGAAAGCGAGTATCAGGAGCTCATCGCCATGCTCAAGGCAGAATGAACGCACCGGAGGATTGAGATGTGACTATTCAAGAGATTTTAGCCGGCGGGGGCGGTCTGCTCCTGATCCTTATGACCCTGGTGCAAATCGCCCCCGTCAAAATCAACCCCTGGTCGGCACTCGCCAAAGCCATTGGCAAGGCGATCAATGCTGACATTTCAAAGCGCCTCGACGAGATCGAGAAAAAGCTGGACTCACATATCAAAACGGATGATCAAGGCCGGGCCGATGACTGGCGAGCGGCGATCCTTCGCTTTAACAATGAGCTGCTTCGTCCGATCCGTCATACGAAGGAAGAATTCGTAGAGGTACTTGGGTATATCGACAAGTACGAGCATTATTGCGAAAAGAACCCTGAGTATCCAAACAGCCGCGCGGAAATTGCCATTGAGAACATTCGAGAGGTGTATAAGGTACGGCTGAAGAAACGAGACTTCCTTCAGGACGAGGATAAGAAGGAGGTGGCGGGGCTGTGAGCAGGTGGGGCATCGGCCTTTCCGAGAAAATGAAAGCCTGCAAAGAAGCGGAACCGTTCACTGATATTTTGGAGGGGGATGGGGGTGTTCCTGAAAAGGACCCCCCGTCTTCTTCCAAAGCAGGGTTCAAGGTCACCACGATGAAGATTATCGTGTGGGTCTGCATTCTCAACGGACTTGCATGGGTATGGTGCAGCTATATCCTTGCATTGCTCGGACGGGAGCAGATCGCAGAGGCCTTGTCACAGGTCGCGCTCAAGGAGATCATCGGCGTGGTGCTGATCTACGGTCTCAAGGCGCTGTTTGAAAACCTGAGCAAGAACAACTCATGGCCTGACAAGGGAAACTCTACTCCGCCCGAAGACGGAGTGGGATAACAGGAGGAAAAGAATATGGAGAGTGTACTGAACTGGTCTGTCATCATCAGCATCATTGGCGTGCTGGTGGTGCTGACGAACATTGTGGTACAGGTACTCAAGAAAGTAACCTGGGACAAGCTGCCGACGAATGCTCTGGCGATGATCGTTTCGCTGGTGCTGACGCTCGGCGCTTTCTTTGCATATTGTTCCATCAAGGGGATCGCTGTTGTGTGGTATATGGTGTTTGCCGCGGTGGTCCTCGCGTTCATGGTGGCTTATGCGGCAATGTTCGGATTTGACAAGCTGAAAGAAGCACTTGCGCAGATCCATAAGTAGTGATTAGAGGTCGAAAAAGGTGTAGGAGAGCCGGTTATTTCTTGACTACTCCTACACCTGTGGCCTAAAAGTGGCGTGGGGACTGGATTGGATGCTTCTATTGTAAAATTGTTGGAATGTAATAATGGCAAGAGTCAGATGAGTTGGAAAAAACGTTTCTTCCGGTATTTTTAATGAGTTACTTAACAGGACGTTCTCCAAGTACTTTTTATATGGTTCGCTTCTGTGTCCAATTTTCCTACACATACCGTGCTGCAGCAAACAAGAACTCCTCCATACCATGAACAATACTATCATCATTCAAAATTTTAGCAGAAAATTTTGCTTTTCCAAAGTTCATGATATGCCACAAATTAATCGTGATGTCTTTTTCTTTTGCCAGTTCAAGGATGAAGCGTGCGCAGTTATCTCCGCATGTTGAAGCATTGAACACCTCATCCGGGCAGTTTTTAATAAGTAGCAAAGTTTTTACGCCGCCGGACAATTCGGTAGGCGGGATAACACCAAGCACCGGACTTTTGATCGCCCGTACATCAATGACATCTGAACTGTCCACTTTTTTGATGACCTTTTTCGCAAAGTCATCAAGAATCCAACTATCCTCATAAACATTTTTAAAATAAACCGCCGTATTATAAATTGCGGATGGCATATCCCCAAGATAAATGTTCAGCATAAGACACAATTTTCCATTTCCAAATCACATGATCCAGTAAATCATCACAAATTGCTTACAGTTCTATAGGAGTCTGGCGCATATTCAGAATAAATATCAGGAGAGTCCAGAATAACGATTTGAACTCCATCCACTCTCG